AGAAAATGAAGGAACACAAAAATGTTAATTAGATTATCCCACCCCCAAGCCGAAGTATATGTTAATCCAAATGAAATATCTCATATCGAACGGGAAACAAGACCTAATACTTCTCTTATTCTGAATGATGAAAAGAAGTATATGACAATTGTTTCTTTGAAGAATTCTAAGATATTAGCAGTTGAAGAAACACCAGATCAAATCATTTCCCTGATAGGATTAATGGATCAGTGATAAAATTTTAAGGAGTTATTACATATGAGTATAGAAAGAGTAATTCTTTCAAACCTATTATATAATGAAGAATTTGCACGAAAAATAATTCCTTTTCTTAAAGACGAGTATTTCTATGATAACGGTGAGAGAGTAATTTTCTCTCTCATCGACTCATATTCTAAAAAATACAATTCATTCCCTTCAATGGAAGCTTTGTATATTGACTTGTCTAATGTTGAGGGGTTGTCACAACATGTATTTGATTCATCCAAAGAAGTTATTTCTGATTTAAAAAGAGAAGATATTACACGCATCGAATGGTTGATGGATCAGTCAGAAAAGTTTTGTCAAGAGAAAGCAATTCATAATGCAATACGTGAATCTATTGTTATACTTGAAGATAAGTCTGGTGATAAATCCAAAGGTCTAATTCCTCAATTATTATCAAATGCTTTAGGTGTATCATTTGATACACATATTGGTCACGACTTTTTAGACGATTCCGAAGATTTATATAAGTTTCTTCATACAGTCGAAGAGAAAATACCATTTGATCTAGATTTCCTTAATAGAATAACAAAAGGTGGTTTATCTAGAAAAACATTAAATATTGCTTTGGCTGGTACAGGTGTTGGTAAATCTTTATTCATGTGTCACTGTGCGGCGGCGAACCTCATCGAAGGTAAAAATGTTCTGTACATTACACTAGAAATGTCCGAAGAACGTATTGCAGAACGTATTACAGCAAATCTACTTGATGAGCCTATCGAGCAGTTGAGTACACTACCAAAGATTATGTATGATAAAAAGGTTGAACGTATTAAACGTAAAACCACAGGCAAATTGATTATCAAGGAATATCCTACAGCATGTGCTGGTTCTGCAAATTTTCGTCATCTTATTAATGAACTAAAAATCAAAAAGAATTTTGTTCCTGATATTATTTACATCGACTATTTGAATATATGTTCATCATCACGCCTAAAACACGGTGCAAATATCAATTCTTATACGTATATCAAAGCTATAGCAGAAGAATTGAGAGGGTTGGCTGTAGAATTTAATGTTCCTATCGTGTCCGCCACACAGGTTACACGTGGTGGATATTCATCATCTGACATTGGTCTTGAGGATACATCTGAATCATTCGGTTTGCCTGCAACAGCAGACCTTATGTTTGCACTTATAAGCACGGATGAGTTAGAAAATTTAGGTCAGATTATGATAAAACAGTTGAAAAATAGATATTCTGATGTGAATCTTTATAAAAGATTCGTTATAGGAATTGATAGAAGCAAAATGAGGTTATATAACGTCGAACAATCTGCACAGGAAGATATATTAGATGGACCTGTTATGGATAACACTACGTTTGGTGAAGAAGATAATGAACGGAATAAAAAGAAAACAAAATTCCAAAAATTTAGATAAAGGGGTTGACATACCACACTAATATGATATAATAATTGTGTGGTATGTCATCAACTGCATTATGGAGAGTGTGATAATGAATTACAAGATCAACGGTAAGGCCAAGAAGTTTGAAGTAGTAGAAGTCGCTACCGAGCAAACTATTCGAATTTTTCCTTCAAAGGAAAAGGCTAAAACTTTACTTCGTCATCTGAACCTTGGTGGTGGGTTTGATGGATGGACGCCTAGTTTTGTGCTAAAATCAATCAAGTGATTTAATATTATACAAAAAGGCGGTCGCAACTGACCGCCTTTTTTAGTTTCATAAATATTAAAAGAAAACAGGAGAATATATGCAACCCTTCAAACAATTTCTTTTATCAGAAGAAAAGAAAAATAAATCGAAAGAGCTTCACGCCTTCGATATGGATGAAACTTTGTTTGCACATGATAATCATAAACTGAGAGTCTTTGTTTTAGATAAATCAGGAAACAAAATTCAAACAATTACTAATTCTGAATTCAGTAAACATAAATTAGAAGACGGCCAATCCTATGATTTTAGTGAATTTAAAAGCTCTGAGCTATTCACCAAACATTCCAAACCTATCAAGGAAATGATCGGAAAATTGAAAAAGTTGGTCAGTAGTGGTCATAAAGTGGTTATCATCACTGCTAGAACAGATTTAGACGATCAAGAGAAATTTGCTCATCACATGATGAAGTACGGTATAGATATAGGTAAGGTCCATGTCCACCGTGCAGGAAATTTATCAGGAAAAACTGCTGCTAATAAGGCATTGATTGTTCAAGGATTGATAGATAAACACGGTTCAAAAAAAGTTCATTTTTATGATGATCATGAAGATAATATCGATAAGTTTTTGAAACTAAAAACAAAGAATAAAGAAGTAGAACTTCATGCTCATCATGTGTTACATGATCGTGAAACAGGTAAAGTGAATATCAAGACTACATCTGAAATTCCTAAAGAACAAGAAGATAAAGGTAAAAATAAAAAATGAGAACATTCATAGAATTTCTTACGGAAGCAATTTCATCTACATCTGATAATAAAGATTTGATTCATCGTATGTTCGACCATGACCATGATGGTGTTGGAAATATTGCCGATGGTTTAGAAGGTCTTCATAAACATTTGTTAGGTAAACATACCACAACACGATATACACATGACTACAAAGGTGATGAAATTTCGTTTGGTCATCACCCTATTGCCAATCGTCATTTTGTATCGACGCCCGGTCAACCACCAAGTTTTTCTGATGGTGATATAGAAATGCGATATAATCATAATCCAAAATTAAAGCAACGACTAAAAACTGCTTTATCAGAATTACCAAAAATTACACCGAGAACAGGTGGGATATATCATGGTACAATCGTTCATACAAAAGATGATCATGTAAACAAAAATAATTACGTACACGTATCTAATGGTGATATGACATATTCAACACCAAAAGATAGTAGTGAAGGTAAAAAGATGAAAAATTCTAGAATTGGTGCAGTCGTTCACTCCCAAGAAAAGGGTGGTGTTGTCACTCCAATTGATAATAAAACATTATCAAAATTTAACGAACACCCTGACGTACATCATATTAACCCTGAAATTAAATCAAATATACAGAATTATACCGTGAATGATCAGAAAGAGTTTCATACACATTTTGGTCTTGCTAAAAAAGTCTATGACGGTATGAAACCAGAAGCTTTAGAATCTCTGGGTGGTCATAGTAAATTACTTTCTAATCATTTAAACTATATGATACATAATGGTTTAGAAGCTAATCCCGATACATATCATAATTTCCTCACAGATCATTACAACGAAAAAATTAGAACTGCACCAACAACTGATAAAAAAGATAACAGAGTCAAAAGATACTCTGAATTGTCAAATCAATTGGTTAATAATAAAGATCATTTCGGTAAAGCAATGAAAATGTATTCTCATTTAAATGATGCAAAACATATATTAATGGATGTTGCATCAAAAAATGACCCGTATATTCATAATCAAAATGGTGTAGCTATAAAACCAAAACAAATCAACGGTTATTTGAAAAACGGCGACCACTTCAACCTTGAGAGAATAAAGCATGACTAACTATAAAGAATTACTTAAAACCCGCAACAAATTAACATCAGTAGAAAGTATACAAGACTGGGTATGGATAAATGAAGACAATGGAGCATGGGATGGTCCAAAAGCAGATTGGGAATCATCCCATTATGGTAAGATATTGAAATATGTGAAGAATTTCAATACTGTTATTCAGGCCGGTGGTAATCAAGGAATGTATCCACGCTTGTTGTCTGATATGTTCAGAACGGTATATACTTTTGAACCAGACCCTTTGAATTTTCATTGTCTTGTGCATAATTGTCAGAAAGATAATATTCATAAATTTAATGCTGCATTAGGTGAGTTTCATAATATGATACGTATTAATCGTGGTCCATTAAGTAATGCAGGGACACACACGGTTTCAGTTGATAATAATGCAACTTCAATACAACTACGTATAGATGATCTTATAGGTTTACAGTATTGTGATTTGATTTGGTTGGATATTGAGGGTTATGAATATGAAGCTATCAAAGGGGCGGCGGAAATAATTGGTAAATTCAAACCTGTCATTATTCTCGAAAGACCTAATCATGAAGTACGTAATTTCCTATCTCAGTTCGGATATGTTGAACGTGAAACTTCTCATTCAGATGTAATATTTACAGTATCATAAATAGAATTATAATACAACAGTTAGGCTACGGCAGACCTGTGTCAATATGTGGATAAGCCTACGAGGAAACTCCAATGATTAAAAAGTTTAATAAATTCTATTCTGATGATGGAGTGAAAGAAGATTTTTCTCTTTCAACCGCCGCAAAACTATCATTATATAAAAAGTCCCAGAAATACGGAATAGCCACGAATATACTTGAATCAGTATATTATCGTGGCTATTTTGCGTGGAATAATGATATTTATGGAACACCAGAGCAACATGGGTTTGATAGAGTAAATTCATTTTGCTCCGGTGGCGCTGCATATAATTATGATAAAGATTTGGTTGAAGGTCAAATAGGTAGTGAAACTAAAAATAAATTAGAATATAACCCAGATCATCTTCCAACAATGGAATTACCTTGGCATCCAAATTGTCCTACTAGCGATAAACGTCGTGAGTTTCAAAAGCAGATGGAAAAAAAGGCCAAAGAAGAAGATAAGTTACGTAATAAGTTAAATAAAGAGTCTTATACAGAGCCAACATCTAATAATTTTATAAATCCTAATAGTAGATTTGTAGGTACTGATGAATTAACACACGTATACACTTCTATGACCCCCGGTCAAACAAGAAAAACAATCAAAAAAGTCATTCGTGATTTGAAGAAGTAGGATATACCAATATGACAAATATTAAAAATTTAATCAGAGATATAATTCACGAAGAATCATCAAAAGGTACTATTGCTCGTCGTGAAGTTGCTAATGTTGGTCGCCCAAATTCTAAAGATAAATTGGTTAAGCAGGCCGAGATTAAAACAAAAATAATAGACGAGAATGCACAGCGTATTCATACTATAAAAGCTATTTTGAAAAGAAACGTCAAGAAAAAAGAAAATAATAATTCAAACCCCGACGTGGATTTTCACCCAGAATTAAAAAAACCAGATAATGACAGCGCAATTTAATAAGGACTAAAATAATGACAAAATTTAACGATATTATTAAGCAAATAGTAAACAAATCATCTCTAAATGAAATGGGTGGTACTGGTGTAAGACGTGCGCCTACTCCACCAAATATAGAAGATGATGAAGAATTTCAGAAACAGTTAGCAGCCAGTGATAATAAATACGCTCAAGGCCAAGTAGGTGCTGGTAAAATTACTCGTTGGGCTAGAGGTCAATCAGAAAATGATATTATGGATGCTGAAAAACAGAAATATCTAGCAGCAAAA